TTTTTTTTGTGGGACGATTTTATTTATCACAGAAACCACGAACTGTGAGTTCTTGACAACGGGGTCGCACTGGCGTTCCTCCCGCTAGTTGAGAGCGGAGTAAGTCAGTAATCAACCAGGCTGTGTAGAGCCTCGTGATCCAAAACCTCGTAGTCGTACCTCAGAATAAAATGCCTAAGCAAAGGGTACAGGTCTGTGAAAGCGATGTCGGCCAAAGTGATCCAATGCAAACTCAGATCGTCAGCAGTGACTAGGTCTTCATGTCGGTCCGCGCCCGAAAGCATGTCTTCTATTTGAGCCTTGTACATGGCGAAAACACGTACATGGTAAGACACGCCCTCAAGGGAATAACTTCCATCTGATCTAGCCAAATGGAAGTTTGCGCGTTCAACGAATAAATCCCTAATCACGTGACAATATCTGAATTCATAGCAATGGGATAATGCTTTGCCTGCCATATATTGATCGTCAGTAACTGCCTGGTTGCAGTTGGGCCTGACGTTAAATTTGGCAATGACCTTGCCGATAAAAGGAAGCATAACATGAGCATTTTCCCCCCTTGTGACGGGGACAAAATGCTTTGAAAGAAAGTGCATGTTATGCAAAGAGGGTGCGGTTGTCACCTTCGCAGACATCCTAGCGTGCTGCGCAACGGTGCAATAATGCCTCGACGCCCTCCTAATCCTCTTAGGTAATCCGGCAATCATGTCATCACCAAGAAAGCAGGCCAAAGCGCCCTTGACCTTGTATCTTGTCGCCCAACAATAGAAAATTGACAGGTTCCAAAACGTGTTTCTGAAAGTTCCATCAGTCGCCCCGGTGGGCAACTGGTTCTCCGCGACGGCAGATATACCGTACTTCGTGTTGATCACGGAGAACTTATTGGACGCTTTATGCACGTCTAAGAACCATTTTGGAGCACCCAACCGCCTCATGAACATGAGCTCCAATTCCATGACGTCCTTCACCTGAGATTTGTCATTTGCGGTGAAGTCCGCCTCTATAAAAGAGTGGCATTTGTGACTCTCCAGAAATTGTACAATCTGGGGAGTGTGTTGTTTGTATGCCACTCTAAACTTGACTGTTTCAAGCGAATTTTCCGTCAAGAGGAATCTGTCCATGAGCACTTTGAACATTGG